TGGGGCGTCGTCGCTGAGACGCCGCAAGGGCGCGAGCGCTTCCGGCGCGGCGCGTTCCGCGGCACGGCGCCGGGCGACGTGACGCTCGAGGCGATCGGGCCGCACGGCGTCGAGCCCGGCGTACAGCTCGCCGGCCGCGCCGTCGAGCTCGAGGATCGCGAGGACGGCGAGTACGGGCTCTTCCGGGTGTCACGGACGCGCGCCGGCGACGAGCTGCTCGAGCTCGCTCGCGACGGCGTATATCGGCACGCGTCGGCCGTCTTCCGGGCGGTCACGAGCCGGCTCATTGACGGCGGCGTGATCGAGCGTCAAGCCGCGCAGCTCGTGCGCGTCGGGATCGTCGAGAGGGGCGCCTATCCGGGCGCCGTAGTGCTGGCCGTTCGGTCGGCCGATAGTGGGAGGTCTGACACGATGACAGAGCCGCGTACACCGGATCCCGCGCCGGATCCCGAGCCGACGCCGACGCCGGCGCCGGAGCCGCTCGCCGGCCGCGCCTGGCGCGTCGACGAGCCCGATCTGCTCGCACGCATGGATGAGATGCGCGCCGATCTCGTCGGCCGCATGACGCGGCTCGAGGCCGCCGGCGGCCGGAGCCCGTCGGCGTCGCCGCTCGCGCGGTTCGCATCGTTCGGCGCCTACGCCGACGCGGTATACGCGGATCCCGACGCCGGGCCGCTGCTCGCGCGGGCGCTCGCCGATCAGCTCACGACGGACAATCCCGGCGTGGTGCCGCCGGCATGGGTGGCTGAGGTCGCCGGCATCCTGGGCTTTGCCCGGCCGGCCGTCGAAGCGACCGGCGGCGCGGCGAGTCTGGGCGATTCGGGCATGGAGCTCGACTGGCCGTATCTCGATCCGGCGCTCAACCTCGATAGCGTCGTCGCGAAGCAAGCGACAGAGAAGACGCAAATCACGAGCGTCAAGGTCAAGATTCTCAAGGCGTCGCAGCCGATCGACACCTACGCCGGCGGGTCTGACGTGAGCTATCAGCTCATCCGGCGCAGCCGGCCGGCCTACCGCGAGGCGTATCTGCGGATCCTCGCGATCTGCTACGCACGGGCGACCGAAGCCGCGTACGAGGCGCAGCTCTTGGCGGTCGCCGGTAGCTCGCTCGTGCTCACGGCGACGGCGACGGCCGATCAGGTCCGCGCGTTCCTGTTCGCCGCGTCGGCGATCGTCGCCGACAATACCGGCGCGCCGGCGACGGCCGATCTCGTGAGCCCGACCGAGTTTGCCCGCCTGGGCGGGCTCGCCGGGCTCTGGCCGTCGGCGTACGGCACCGCCAACGTGGCGGGCACGGCGCAAGCGTCAACGCTCGCCGTCAACGTCTCCGGGCTGCCGATCATCCGGGCGCCGTTCCTGCCGGGCAATACGCATCTCGTGCTCAACGGCGAGAGCGCGCGCTGGCACGAAGACGGGCCGTTCCCGATCTCGGCCGAAGACGTCGCGAAGCTCGGGCAAAACGTCGCAATCTGGGGCATGGGTACCGGCGCGACGACGGCGCCGAAGGCCATTGTCAAGAGCACGCTTACCTAGCGTGAACGCGCCGAGCTGGCTCGTCGTGCTCGTCGCCGTGCTCGTCATTCTGGCGATCCTGTGGCTCGTCGGCGTGCGGGTGAACGTGACGTGACGGCATGGGTCACGGCTGACGCGATCCTCGTCCAGTCGGGCGCATACGCGGATCCGTCGGCGGCGACGCCGGCGGATTCCGCCTGGGCGCAAGCGTGCGCCGCGGCCGTCTCCGGCGGCTTCGACGTCAAGCTCGCCGGCGCCTGGGGCGTCGACGTCGACGGGCTGCCGCTGCCGGCGCCGGATCCGCCGCCGGCCGAGCTCGAGGTCGCCGCGCTGTCGGCCGGCGTCGAGTGCTACAAACGGCGCGAGGCGAGCTTCGGGCTCACCGGCTACGTCGATCTGCAGGGCGCCGCCGTGCGGATCGCGCGCGACTACCTCGAGAGTGTCGCGCCGCTCATCGCCCGGTACGCAACGGTCGGGATCGCGTGAGCCGCACGATGGACGATCGAGCGCGGATCCTGCTCGCGCTCGAGACCGCTGACGTGCGCACGGCGACGACGGGCAAGCTCTCGGCGCCGTGCGTGCAGATCGAGCCCGGCGATCCGTGGAGCGAGCCGCGCCGGCTGCCTGGGCGCGTCTCGCGTTGGCGGCTTATGGCGCTCGCGTCGAAGCCGGATTCGGAAGGATCGTTCGCCGAGCTCGCCGGGCTCATCGATGCCGTCGACGCGGCGCTGCGCACGGTACCGGGCTGCGAGCTGCCGGCCTGGTCGAAGCCGACTGACTACTCGATCGGCGGCGTGCCATATGCCGGGTGCGTCGCGACCGTCCAGATCTCGAGCGTATAGGGAGGTTCCGCCGATGGCCGGCTCGCCGCTGTTCATGCAAGACGTCACGCTCAATCTCAAGCTCTCGGGCGCCGGCTCGAGGGTCGAATACAACTGCGACGTCTCGACGGCCGAGATCATCTCGACGCCGGGCGATGAGGTCGAATACGCGACGCTCTGCCCGACCGGCTCATACAAGAGCGTGGGGAAGACGACGTACGCGCTGCACATCGTCGCCGTGCAGCGCTGGGCGGTCGACGGGCTGGCCGCCTTCCTCTGGGATAACGACGGCGCGCTCGCCGACTTTCAGTATCAAGCGCACGGCGCGGGCAAGGTCCCGTCGGCGACCGAGCCCGGCATGACCGGCACGGTCCGGCTCATCGCTGGTAACTACGGCGGCGAGGTCGAGACGTTCGCCGAGCTCGACGTCGAGCTGCCGTGCTCGTCGAAGCCGACGAAGATCTCGGCCGCGTTCCCCGCGCTCGACGCGCGCGAGGCCGACGCCGAGCCGGCCGAAGCCGTCGCGTAGTGGCGGCGTCGAAGGGCGCCGTACGGGTCTCCGGCGTGCGTGAGGTCCAGCGCGCCATGAAAGAGCTCGACGCCGACGTCGCCGATCTCAAGCGCGCGCATCTCGCCGTGAGCTCTGCGCTCGTGCCTGGGATCGCGTCGCGCACGCCGCGCCGTACCGGCGAGCTCGCCGCATCCTGGGCCGCCGGCGCGACGAAGACGCGGGCGCGCATGACGTCTTCGAAGCCGTACGCCGGCGTGATCGAGTACGGCTGGTCGGCGCGCGGGATCGAGCCCGCGCGGATGGTCCGCGATACGGTCGGCGCGAGCTCGGCCGAGATCCTCGCGACCTATGAGCGCGAGCTCGCCCGGCTCGGCCGGTCGGCCGGCTTCGACGTGAAGACGTGAGCCGCTACCCTGACGCGCGCGTCGTCGTCATCACGCGCGGCGATCTGCGCCGGTTGACGATCCTCGAGCGCGCGCGGGCGAGCGCGATCTGCGGCGTCGGCGAGAGCGAGCTCGAGCCGCTCGTCGATGCCGTCGTGCGCCATGAGGGCAGCGCGGAGACGATCGAGAAGGGTGCCGAGCTGTTCTACGCGCTCGCGCTACAGCTCGAGCGTCGGCTCGATCCTGGGCTCTCGTGGGAAGACGCGCAGAGCTGGGATGTGAAGCTCGATCTCACCGTCGACGATCCGATCGCCGACGCCGAAGCGCAAGCGAGCGTCGACGCCGCGCTCGCGACCGGGCTGCCGCCGGCCGTCGCCGGCGAGCTCACGCTCGCGCAGCTCGACGCGTACCGCGAGCACGCGAAGGATCTCGACAAGCGGCGCAAGCGGCGCCGGCGCGCGTCGTGAGCGTCGCGCTCGTCGTCGAGATCCTCGGCGACGCGTCGAAGCTCTCGAGCACGCTCGAGGGCGCGAAGGGTGACGTCGGCGGGCTGGGCGGGATGCTCGGCGGCTCAACGCTCAAGATGGCCGCGCTCGCCGGCGGCGCTACCCTGGCCGCCGGCGCGATCATCGAGATGACGGCGGCCGCGGCCGCCGATCGCGACGAGCAGAACAAGCTCACGGCGGCGATTGCCGCGGCGACCGGCTCGACGGCCGACTACACCGCGGAGATCGACGCGGCGATCGCCGCCGGGCAAGATCGCGCGTTTACCGATTCAGACACGCGCGACGCGCTGCAATCGCTCGTGACGGCGACCGGCGACGTCACGGCGGCGACCGGGCTGCTCACACAGACGCAAGATATCGCCCGGCTCGCCGGCGTCGATCTCGCGACCGCGGCCGATGCCGTCGCCAAAGCGCAAGCCGGGCAAGATGGGCCGCTGCGCAAGCTCATTCCTGGGCTCGAGAAGGGCGCGACGGCGACCGATACGCTCGCAGCTGCGACCGCCAAAGCCGCCGGGCAAGCCGATCTCTACGCGAAGAGCTCGGCCGGCATGGGCGCGCGTGCGTCTGACGCGTTCGGCGAGCTCGGCGAGACGATCGGCGAGGTCTTCCTGCCGGTGCTCGACGCGCTGTTGCCGATCGTGCTACAGCTCTTGCGGCTGCTCGGGCAGCTCATCAAAGCCGTGCTGCCGGCGATCCTGCCGATCCTCAAGCTCGTCGCCGGCGCGCTCACGATCGTCGGCAACGTGCTCGCCGTCGTCGTCGGCTGGATCGTCAAGCTCGTCCAGTGGATCGGCGACGCGATCGGCGCGCTCGGGCGCTTCCTCGACGCGATCAATCCGCTCAAGGGCGTCTCGCTGCCGTCGCTGCCGTTCCTGTCGGCGAGCTCGTCGACGGCCGGCGGATCGGCTGGCACCGGGCGCGCGGCGTCTCGAGCGGCGCCGGCCGGCTCGAGCTCTGGGCCGACCGTCAACGTCTACACAACGGGCGACTCGATCGACGCCGAGCTCGCCGTGACGCGCGCGCTGCGGCGCGTCACCCGGCTCAATGGCGGCGTGGTGCCGGCGGTCGGCTGGACGGGCAACTAGGGTGCCCGATGCCGTCGCGATCGGGCCGGGCGCCGAGAGCGTCGGCGTGCTGCTCTGGGCCGCGGATCCGGCGGCCGGGCGCTGGGATCGCGCGAGCTGGGATGGCGCGCGCTGGTCGACGCCGAGCTGGCAGACGGTCGGCTGCGACGTGCTCGAGGCCGCGGCGAAATGGGGCAGCTCGCAAGAGGCCGGCATCTTGTCGATCGCCGAAGCGAGCGAGCTCGATCTGACGACCTACGATCCGGCGCGCGAGCTCGATCCGCTCAATACCGCGAGCCCGTACTACGGCGCCGTGAAGCCTGGTACGCCGATCCGACTGGTCGGCTACGCGCCGGGCGAGATCGTCGCCGCGACCGGCTACATCGATGAGATCTCGCACGATCTCGCGTCGAGCCGCGGCCGGATCCGGGCGATCGGCGGGATCGCCTATCTCGCGCAAGCGCAGCTCGCCGCCGGCGTCTCGCTGCCAAATACGCTGCGGGCGCGGGTGCGCGCGATCGTCGCCGCGGTCGGGCTCTCGGCGATCACGCCGGTCGAGCCCGAAGCGGCGACCGATCCCGACGTCGATCCGGCCGTCGCGCCGCATGACGGGCTCGCACGGCCGGCCTGGCAAGCGATCGCCGACGCGGCGACCGATGCGCTCTGGTACGTCTGGGCGGATCCGACCGGGATGATCCGCTTTCGGTCCTGGGGCGCGCTGCTCGACGCGCCGATCTCGCTCGGCTGCGCGCCGGCCGACGCGGATCCCGGCGAGCTCTGGCTCGAGGGGCTCTCGACGATCGAGACGACGGCCGCCGGCGACGCCGTGCGCAATAGCGTGCGGGCCTACTCGAGCGGCACGACATGGCAGCCGGCGGCGACGGATCCGGCGAGCGTCGCCGTCTATGGGCCGCGGCCGTTTGACGTCGAGCGCGTCGTGCCCGACTTCGCCGGCTGGTCGGGCAAGATCCTCGCAGATCGGGCCGATGCCGGGCTCGATATCGCCGTCGGCGAGCTGCGCCCGTATACGCAAGCCGAGCTCGCCGCGGTGCTGCAGACGTCGCTCGCCGGGCCGTCGATCCTCCGCGTGCGCGACGACGCGCACGGCGAGCTCGTCGACATTGACGTCGGCATGATCGGCGCGCGCGTCGGCGTCACGCCGCGCGGCTGGCGGTTCGGGCTCGCGACGCTCATCTCGCGCGTCGCGTGGGATGCGATCACGCCGGAGCCGCCAGAGCCGCCGATCCCACCGCCGGATCCGTGGCACGTCGAGACGCGGACCTACATCGCGACGAGCGACGCGCTGCTCGCGCTGACGTCTGGCGGCGCGAAGTACGGCGCCGGCGCCGCGACGTCGCTGCCTTTCGGGAGCTGGTCGGGCTGGACATATCGCAGCGTGATCGCGTTTCCGGCGATCCCGTGGACGAAGATCCGCGCCGTGCGCACGGCGACGCTCAAGCTGCGCACGACGAATCAGATTCGCATTGGCTTTGGCAGCTCGCCGAAAGCGACCGTGCTGCGGATCACGTCGGCATGGTCGGCCGGCAGCTCGAGCTCGCCGAGCTCGAGTAATGCCGTCGTCTGGCCTGGGCCGGCGACGACGACGAGCGGCGCCGTGACGGCAGCGCTCGGCACGGCCGAGAACGCCGACAAGAGCGTGCGCGTCGACGCGCTCGTGCGCGCCTGGGCGCCGCTGTCGGCCGGCGGATCCGGCGCCGCGCAGTACGGGCTCGAGCTCAAGGAATACAGCTCGAGCGGCAGCAACACGGGCGAGGTCTATCCGGTCGAAGCCGGCGGCACGCCGCGGCCGACGCTCGTGCTCGAGCTCGAGGTCTTCGATTAGCTAGGGAGGTTCCGCGCAATGGCAGTCCCCGCTCGCCCGGTCTCGGGCGCACCGATCGATTCCGCCTGGGGCGGCGTCGCGCACGACACGGCCGTCGCGCTCGACTATCAGACGGGTCTCGTTTCGCTCACGCATACGGCGGCGAATCTGTCGGCCGTCGTGCCCGTCACTTTTCCTCGGCCGTTTGCGACCGGCTCGGTCCCGATCGTGATTCTTGGCTCATCGTTCGTGCACTACATGGCGGCCTATATGGCGGGGCCGACGGCGACCGGATTCAGCGCGCAATCGCGCCGGACCGACGGCACGACGCCGACCGCGACGATCGCGTTTCCGTGGCTCGCGATCGGGCCGCGCGCGTAGGGTGCCGCCGCTCTGGTCGATCCGGCATCTGCTCGCCGAGATCCTCCCGCGCTGGCTCGCCGTCTGGCTCGGGATCCGCCGGCTCTCGCCCGGCGATCGCTGGCCGGTCGGGCTCGCCGTCAACGTGCCGCCGCTCGATACCGGCGGCGCGTACCGGGCAAAGCATCGCCGGCAGGATCCGTCGGCGGATCCGTCGGAGCCCTACGGCAGCGAGAGCTCGAGCGTCGGCAGCGATCACGGCTGGTCGGGCTGCACGATGGCCGCCGGCGCCGACGCGATCGCGTACCAGAGCCCGCGCGGCGAGCTGACGCCGTGGGGCGGCGATCTGCGGCACCGGCAGTCGGATCTCTCCGGCGGGACCGATCTCTACGATCTGCGCACGGCCTGGGCCGCGTACGGCGAGACGCTCACGATCCGCTCGGGCTCGGGCTGGTCGGCCGTCGTCAAAGCGCACGACGAGGGCCGGGCGATCGTGGTACAGGGCACGGGCAACGTGCCCGGCTCGCAGACGTTCGACGGCGCGCACGCGTGCGCGATCGGGCCGGAGACGCGCAGCTCGGACGGCGCGTATCTGTTCGGCGATCCGCTCGCGTCTGACTGGCAATGGTGCTCGGCGTCGAGCATCCGCTCATGGATGGAGCGATTCAGCTCGGGCTGCTACTTCGCTGTCGGCGAGCTGCCGCCGGCGGATCCGGGGCCGGCGCCGATCCCGCCGGCGGCGCCGATCGATCGTTACCCCTACGGCTACGGCGACGGCCGCGCGTACGGCCGGGCTGAGGGCTCGGCCGCGTACGCCGATGCCGTCTTCCGGTCCTGGGCGCCGGGCCGGCCGATCGATCCGGGCACGCTGCCGCCGGGCGCGCGCTGGGATCTCTCGAGCTGGTCGGGCGAGCTCGAGCTGCCGGTCGACGGCGAGCCGTGGGCGAGCTGGCCGCTGCCGCTCGAGATGCTCTGGCGCGCGCAGACGCCGGCGAGCTGGGGCGGCGCCGCTGCCTGGGCCGGCGCCGTATGGCGCGCATAGCGCTCGCCGCGGCCGCGCTGGTCACGCTCGGCGCCGCGCTCGCCGGCGGGCCGTACAGCGAAGAGCTGCGCGGCTCGCTGCTCGCCGGTAGCTTCGCCGTGCTGCTCTTCCTGGTCACTCGCGAGCGGCGCGGGCCTGGGCGCTAGCTGAGCCGGCGTCGACGAGCGAGCTGCTCGAGATCGTCGTCGACATACGGCGCCGGCGTGATCTCGCCGGGCGCGTCGGCGAGCTCGACGAGCGCGCACGGGATGCAGACGATCCGCGGCCGCGGCTCGAGCGTTTCCGACAGAGCCGACCGCCAGACGGGCGCCGCGCAGCTCGCGCAACGGTCGCCGATCGACGACACGCTCGGCCGCGGCAGATCGACGACGCGTACGCAGATCAGCGCGGTCTCGGCGGTCATAGTCCCTCGACGTCAATGCCGACGCGCCGCGCATGGGATCGGATGTTCGACCATGCCCGACCGCCGGCCGGCGTGCCGCTCATCGTCACGCGCTCGGCGCCGCGCTCGAGGATCCAGTGCCCGGAGCCGGCGTGCCGGAGCCCAAAGCCGGCGACGATCCCGCGCGCGCAGAGCTCGCGCACGCGCCGGTCTGGGATCGACTTTGTGAGGGCTCGAGCTCGGCTGCGATCGCTGCGCGGCGCGTGCTCGATAAGGGTCGGCTGCGCGACTAGCGCGAGCGTCGCGCGCGGCGCATCCTGTGAGGTGCCGGCGCCGTCGCTCCGGGCTCGACTCGACGACGGCGCCGGCATGGTCTGTTCGGGAGCCCGGATCCCGCTCGAGCGTGGTATCTCCGGCAGGGCATCGCGCAGCGCTTGCGAGCGCAAGAGCACGCGCCAGTCGACGAGCCCGTCGGGCAGCTCGAGCACGGCGTCGAGCATGAGCGCGAGCTCGAGGATCTCGCGCGGCGTCGGCTCGACGAGATCTGCCGCGCGCCGGCGCGGCTGCGGCTTCGGCTTCGGCTGCCTGGGCGGCCGATAGTGCGCCCGGCGGCGCCGCTCGGGATCGACGCGCCCGTGCGAGACGCCGATGCGCCGGCGGCCGCATACGGCACAGATCGCGTAGCTGCGCCCGGCCGGGCCGAGCTCACGCCGGCCGTCGTCGACGAACGCGTGCGCGCTGCTCGAGGATTCGATCATGGCGCCTTGCCCCATCTGCGAGACTTTGGCTGCGCCGACGCCGCTGCTCCGGGCTCGAGACCGTCACGGCGGCGCCGGCGGTCTGCCCGTCGAGCTGGGACGCGTCTCGAGCACCGTATCTTCCCCCGCTGGGCAGGGCGCC